CTAGTACAAACAGCCTATGATCGTTATGTTGAATTCGCTCTCCGTGCTGTGCCTCTCATCCGCGACGTAGCGGACAAGCGCCCAGTACAACAGGCTATGCCTGGTTCGTCTGTAGTATTCCAGATTTACACAGACCTATCACAGGTAACAGCACCACTTTCAGAAGACGTTGATCCAGATGCTGTAGCCCTAGGCAACACAACACCTATCACCGTCGCTCTGAATGAATATGGAAACGCTTCACTTGCTACACGTAAGTTGGAGTTGTTCTCACTCTCAGACGTTGATCCAGCAATTGCTGACATCATCGCCTTCAACATGGCTGACTCACTTGACACAAACGTTTTGAACGTCCTTGTTGGTGGACCAAATGCAATTGCAAAGGTAAACGGCGCAATTGTATCTACCTATGCAGGTTCATACACAAACGGAACCACACAGGCTCTTGTCAAGAATACAGACGTTATTTCAGCAGCAATGATTCGTACAGCAGTTGCAAAACTACGTGCGAACAAGGCTGTTCCACGCCAAGGAGAATACTACTGGACTGGTATCCACCCAGAAGTTTCATACGACCTTCGCTCCGAAACTGGAGCAGGCGGATGGCGCGATGACCATAAGTATGCAGAGAATGGTGCGTCAGAATTCTGGCCAGGCACCATCGGAACTTACGAAGGTTCTATGTTCGTAGAATCACCACGTTTGTTCAACACAACTGATGGTACAGGCGCAACAGGTAACACAGGTACTTTCGGTACATCTGGTTACACATACGGCACAGGCGGAGTACGCGTATTCCGTACACTTGTTGCTGGTAAGCAAGCACTTGCAGAAGCAGTTGCCGAAGAGCCACACGTTATCTTCGGACCAATTGTTGACAAGTTGATGCGTTTCCGTCCAATCGGTTGGTACGGTGTACTCGGCTGGAGCCGTTACCGTGACGCTGCATTGGTTCGTTTGGAATCAACTTCAAGCATCCACAGTTCATAATTGAACTAGTTGTTGTCCTGCCCTCGCACGTGGGGGCAGGCAACAACGCTTACGAAAGGAAGCCATGACATACATTTTTAAAGCCCCAACGGTTGATGAATCACCAGCGGGTTTTAGTCGTTTGTTTTGGCGTTACAAAATTGCACGCGGAGACAGCATTCTTGTCTATGGCACAGCCATTGTACGTGAGCGTACACCTGGCGTTGATGAAACACAAGCAGCAGACTACTGCTATTTGGGTGGACATGAATATGTTATCACTCAAAATGAAGTTAATATTTTAACAAACGGCGGTTATGGCTATTGCATAACCACGATAGCATAGGAGATAAAGTGACACCAGGCAGATACAACATTACTGTTATTCAAGGTACAACTTTTACACTTGCTCCTATTTGGAACATTAGCAATCTTCCAGTCAATCTTGCTGGATATAGCGCGGACATGCAAGTACGCGATGTAAGCAACAACCTTATCGTGGAACTATCCACCTTCAATGGAAAGGCTGTTATCAGCCCTGGCCTTGGCCAAGTAACTTTTACTCTTACAGCAACACAAACAGAAGCAAATAATCTTCCTGCTGGAAATTACACCTATGCAATTAATTACACAGATACCGCTGGTAATGTGTATCAAATCCTTGCTGGCGCATTTGTCGTACAGACAAGCGTGGTGCAATAATGGCTAGCACAGTAAATAGTATTTCAACAGTTTTAATTCCTACAACCACAAATGTTTACAATGTGGCTATTCAGGAAAATCAAGTTATTGAATTAGGACCAGTTGGTCCTCAAGGTATTCAAGGAGCAGCAGGTGTTACAGGTGCAACAGGACAAAGTATTACAGGATCCACAGGTCCTACAGGCAGCAAAGGACAGACTGGCTCAACTGGCTCCACAGGAAGTACAGGCAGCACAGGCTCTACAGGCTCAACAGGATCCACAGGTTCTACTGGATCTACAGGTAGTATTGGCAGCACAGGGTCTACTGGATCCACTGGGTCAACAGGAGTAACTGGTGCGCAAGGCAACACGGGTAGCATTGGTAACACTGGCCCTACTGGGTCTACTGGCAATACTGGTTCGCAAGGGCAAACAGGTCCAACAGGATCTACTGGAGCGGTAGGTAACACTGGTGCAACAGGAACAACTGGACCAACTGGCAGTACAGGAAATACAGGTGCCACAGGAATTGTTGGCCCAACTGGACCAACGGGTAGCACAGGTTCTCAAGGAAGCACTGGGCAAACTGGATCAACTGGAAGCCAAGGTAACACAGGTCCAACTGGAGCCGTAGGCTCTACAGGAGCCATTGGAAACACGGGGGCTACAGGTAATACTGGGGCTACGGGTAATACAGGCTCACAGGGCATTACAGGCCCTACAGGGGCTATTGGAGCGACAGGCTCCCAAGGCAATACAGGTTCTCAGGGAAACACGGGTGCGACAGGTGCTATTGGCAATACTGGTTCTACTGGTGCCATTGGTGCCACTGGCGCTACTGGTAACACAGGGTCTACAGGACCAACGGGTGCTACGGGAAACACAGGCTCAACTGGCGCAACAGGTCCGCAAGGGTCAACAGGATTAACTGGCAATACAGGTGCAACTGGAGCAGCGGGAACTAATGGCACAAATGGTTCTACAGGTGCCACAGGTCCGACAGGTGTAGTAGCAACAACTGCCCCAGTTACTTATAACTCAGGCACACAAACTGTTGCACTCAATGTTGGCACAGGACTTACTACTTCAGCAAGTAACCTGATTGTAGATACAACCGTTGTGCCTGAATTGGCTATTACTAATACATTTGCCGCACCACAAGCAATTGCTCCAGCAACAGGTTCCACAACACCAATATTAACTTTAACTCAAGGTTCTGGTGGAACAGCAAACTTTATTAATGCTGGTAACTTTAGCGTAAACCAATATGGCTCAGCAAACGTTACAGTTTTAACTGTATCATCAGGAACAACTACAAAACCTGGTTTACAAACTCAATCTGCGCTTACGGTAAATCCTTACAACTCAACGCAAAGCGCAGATGTAGCAGTATTTAGAAACGCATCATCTGTAACAACAACAGGTGTTAATGCTGCTGGTCATTTATATTCAGGCGGTTCATCTTTAGTAAGTTCAAACACAATTGCTCTTACATCGGCTGCATATACATCCGCAACTGCTGCGGTTTTTACTTATGGCGGAACTTCATTAGTTCAACTAGGACAAAAGGTAACTGTTGCTGGTGTTACTGGCGGTACTTACAATGGTACTTGGACAATAAATGCTGCAACATCTACCACCTTTACCGTAGTAGGTTCAGGATTTACCAACGTTGCTGGTACTGGCGGAACCGCTCAAATCTCAGCAGTTGTTTCTGTCGTTGCCCCAACTGCCGCTATTACCCCAATAGTAGTTCAAGGTAATGCTTCCCAAACTGCCAACCTTACTGAATGGCAAAACTCAAGCGGTGCGGTATTGGCAAAGATTGACTCAGCGGGTAACTTGACTGCTCCAAACCACGCTATGGATCCAATTGTTTCTGGCTTGCTTTTTGGTGGCATGTGATAGAATAGCGTATGCCCAAGATAGCCGTTTATTCCATTTGTAAAAATGAGATTAAACATATTGAGCGTTACGCAGAGGCTACAAAAGATGCGGATTATCGCATTGTAGTTGACACTGGATCTACCGATGGCAGCCAAGATAAAATGCGTGAATTGGGTATAACCGTTTATCAAATACATTTAGATCCGTTTCGCTTTGATGTGGCTCGCAACACAGCCTTATCACTTGTTCCAGAGGATGCCGATGTTTGCCTTATTCTTGATATGGATGAAGTACCTGAAGAAAATTTTTTCCAGAAAGTACGACGTGGCTGGAAGCCAGGTGTACATCTGGGATGGATCAGTATGGATACTGGGCAAAAGTGGGAAAGGGACAGGCTTCATTCGCGCTTTGGGTGGCATTGGAAATATCCATGTCATGAAGTTCAAATCTACTACGGCAAAGATGAAGTTAAAGATTGTGACATCAGGGGAGCAGTTATTAAGCATCTTCCCGATGAAAGCAAATCCAGAGGATTATATTTAAATTTACTTGAAATGGCAGTCAAAGAATTGCCGCATGATCCGCGCATGTGGACTTACATGTGCCGAGAATATTATTTCCACCAACGATGGCAAGATGTTATTGACGCCGCTCAAAAACAATTACCACTCAATGGCTGGGATGTAGAACAAGCCGCTGTCTGCCGATGGGCAGGTGAGGCTAGTCACCAACTTGGCAAAGAAGATGATGCCAGAGATTGGTATGACAAAGGTGTACAAATTCTTCCCACACAAGGCGAACCATGGTATGGAGTAGCAATCCATGCTTACCGTAATCAAAATTGGAGCAGATGTTTAGATGCTTCTATTAACGTTATGGAACGTACTCGTTCAACCCACTATTGCTACGAATCAGCAATCTGGGACTGGAAAGCCTATGACCTTGCATCAATCGCTGCTTACAACCTCAAGCATATTGATGAAGCAATAGCCTTCGCTACACAAGCGGTAATAGGCAACGGTCCAGAAACAGATCGTATTCAACGCAACTTAGATTTTTTTAGACAGGTGAAGAATGAATCATCAACACACAAGCAAAGTTCTTGAATGGGGCTTTGATGAAAAATACAATAGCATTCCTTCTAAATACGGCTGTGCCGAATGTTATGAAACGTATACCGAATTACCAGTTTATCCAGAAACACCATCGGATCATAGTCAGCATAATGATTATATTGACGGGTGTTTTGCTTGCAAGATTAGGACATTAGAACTTAACACTGGTGACGCTGGACGTTCTGATTCTATGTCTCAAAAGAAGTGGGATGCTGAACTAAACGCTTATGCAGATGCTCGCTCACAGGGCATACAACCCGCTGGTACAACAATGAAAGCAGTTGCTGAAGCCAAGGAAGCAAGCGACAAACTAGGCGCAGCATTTGATGCTGGAGTTATGCCTGCGGCACAAAAGATTACTAAGCAAACCGCTTCTGTAATGAAAGAAACTGGAGTTATCTAATGGCTATGAATGATAAAAAGCAAGACGCAAAAGTTACTAAAGGATTAAAGCCAGCACAAAAGGCAGCCTTTAAAAAAGCCGATGCTGCGATGGATAAGAAGAAGCCATCTGCTAAGGCTGATATGAAAATGGATAAAGCACTTGTAGCCAAGATCAAGAAAGGCAAGTAAATGGCAGCAGCAAAAAAGGGTATGGGCTTCGCAGCCGCTCAAAAGTCAATCGCTAAAAAGTCTGGCGTATCAATGAAGTCAGCAGGAGCAATCCTTGCATCTTCAACTCGTAAGGCTTCACCAGCAGCAAAGAAAGCAAATCCAAATCTAAAGAAGGTAGCAATGCCTCAGAAAAAAGGTGGTAAATAATATGTGCGCTTCATGTGGATGCAATAACAATGCAGTTAAGGCAACTGGCAAACTAGACGGCAAGCCAACTGAAACACCTTATGGTGAGTATGAAGGCGTCGGCGGCACAGTTACATGGCCAACAAAGTAGTCAAAACACGCGGTGCTGCAAAGCAAGCGGTTACTGACACAATTACAATTGGCAATCAAAAGCATGTAATTACCAAAGCCAGCAATGGTGACATTGTTGTCAACCATCCTGGCTCAAAGAAAACAACATTTAAGAAAATTGATTTAACTAAGAAGGCAGATGTTAAAACCATTGCTGGCGGCGTAGCCGCTGTTAAGAAATGGCACAAGACACATCCAACGAAAGGTAAGTAAATGACGACGCCCCCAAGTCTGCAGTACAGTATGAATCGTTTGGCAGGTACATTAGTTAATGGCGTACCAACCCTTGATACACAAGGTGCTGCAAATGTTTGGGCTGGTAC